CCTTAACATTAACAATTGTAATCCCTGCTAATATGCCTTCCAGTCCTACAAGGTATTAATGAATATCTCTAATTATATTTTCACATACTAATTTTAGCGATTTAACTTACACTCTAAAATTGAGAAAGAGGGCTTATTAAATGAAAAAAATATTTATTATACTTTCTGCGCTTTTACTTTTATCTTTTAGTATGAATAATCTAACAGTCAGTGCTAGAACAATAAATATCCAGTTATCTGAAGGTATTTATAATATAAGAGATTTAAAATTAATGGAGAATACTACCTACAATATTCAAAACACTTCTGCCGGAATTAACCTTATGATAAGAATGGATGGTCAGCAAGAAGTAATGGAATCACACCGTTTATTAGAAAACTCACCTAAATACAATATTGGTCCTTTGAAATATGTTGATAGAATTGTAATATTAGGCCCTGGTACTGTAACAATAACTGAATAAATATTTTCAAATTGCACATAATATAATGATTTCGCTAACATATTATTTATATAATCCATTTTGGCCCCATTAATTGGGGTTTTTTTAATGTGCAAAATTATTTATCAACATTTAGAATTATTTGAAATTGGTCTTCATATAATTAAATGTAGCTTCTTCGTTATAACTTTATTTCTCTTTTATTTACTCTTTTATCCATAATCTTTTTTTGCTTTTACCCAGTAACCTATAAGCCCCTTTTTAGGGGCTTCCTTCATGTTGTCCACCAATTAATTACATAGCATTTTTCATTTTTATTTCTTTAAGCTTCTTTACTGCTTTGTAGTAAAAGGCTGTCTGCTTACCATCCCAATTAACATTTAAGGTTTCACCATTGTTATAAATTCTTACTACCTTGCCTATATGCTTTGTGCCTTTATACTTTATTTCTACCAGTTCATTTTCCTCAAAATCTATAACATTATGAGCAAAAGTTGATGGCTTAATAGTGCTTTTCTTCTCATCAATATCTGTTTTTGCACTTAAAATATGCAAGCCTATATTTTCTTTAGGAACCTCAATTTTATATACTTCATCTTCATGATATTTTGGTTTTTGTAAGTATTCTAATATCCATCCTTTAGGATTTATAACAATTGTATTATCTTGCTTTTGAATTATTATATTAGCATCACCTTTACGTTTAATATATTCTGCAACATGCATGCCTTTAAGTTTTTCAAGCTGCATATCATTTAATTTTCTATCTTGATTTACAAATAAAATTTCATCAGCTGGAAGCAGATCTATATCTTTTCTTAACTCCAATTCTTTTACTCCATCACTGTTAAAGTACAGTGTCTTTTCTTCAAGCTCTACAAGCAATGCTCCATATATTCTTTTAACTATTCTTGCTGCATTTGGTTTATATAGATTAATAATTTCTGCAAATTTATCTTTATGACTTTTGACTATTGGTGCATACTCTTTTTTAGGCTCTTTAACTTCATTAAGCACTAAATCAAATATGCTTATTTGGCCATCTAAAACTTCATCCATTTTATTTTTAATCATCGTTATCCCACCCAAGCAGCTTCTTTTCTAAATTGTCATAGTCATAGTTTCTTGGCTCGAAATTATTAAATCTGAGTGGCTGCACCTCTTTATTCTTAGCTATCTTAACTGGATTTTCTTTGTCTACATAATTGCCTTCTAAGATCTTAATAAAATTATTTGGCTTTACTAACCAATCAAAGGTTACTGTCCAGTTCTTATTATTTTGACCTTTTAAGAAACTGCTGCATTTTATATTTTCTATAGCTTGAAGTATTTTATCTTGTCCATATTCTTTAAGCCTTGCTTGAAGTAATTTATATCTGTTAGTGCCTTTGTTTATGGATATGAGCTTTTGGAGTCCAAGTTCATTCCACTTATCTATTATGGGTTGCACTTTAGTGCTACTAACTATATCTTTAGATATAGTATTTATATTATTAATTGTATTATTAAGTATTGTATTATTATCTTCACAGTTTTCCGAATACCCTCTGTCGATATCTCGAGTACCTCTATCGATATTTCGAACACCGCAGTCGATATTCCGATTACCCCCTATCGATATTTCGAGTAGCTTAATTATTCTATTTTCTATTGCTTTTGTGCCAGCTTTGTATTTATAAGAAATGCTTAAAAATCCTTTTTTCTCTAAAGATTTTATTATTTCACTACACCTGTTTTTAGATAAGCCAAAAAACTCTGCAAAATAGTCATTAGACGCAAAACATCCCTTTTCATTATCTAAGCTATCTATTTCAACTAAAAATAATTTTTCATTCATAGTTAAGTGAGTATTCAGCCAAATTTCTTTTGGTATCCATATGCCTTTAAAATCTCTTTCCACAGTCTCGCCTCACTTTCATTATTTGTAATTTTCATTAACTAAAAAACTTAGCTGCATCTACTTAAAGCAACACAGCACCTTTTACATATTTCAATAAATTCTTCAGGTGTAGTCTTTTTATTAAAACTTGTCCTATTAAACCTTATGTCTTCTCTTGTCATAGCAAAAATAATATTAAACTCTTCTTTGCTGACTTTTGATTTTAAATCATTTAAGAATTCTAAAACCATTTACTTTTCCTCCATTTCAATTTATAATGGAGATACGGATGGCATTCCGTATCCCTAAAACTTGTGAACCTTTAATTAAGGTTCTTTTTTTATTTATAAAGTTCATCTTCTTTCATGTTTTTATGTTCATAAAAATCAATACATTTTTTTGTATTCACATCAGTAAATTCAACATATAAATCTCCACATTGATTAAAACAAACTTCTCCAACAGTTACTGTATAGATATCATTAAGTAAATCATTTTCAACTGTAATAGCTCCATCTTTTATTTGCTTCCACATACGTCTTTTTCTTTCTGGAGCATACATTATTGTGTATTCACATTTTTCAGAATCACTTTTAAGAACGTCATAGCCTATTTTCCATAAGATTTCTATTATATTCATCTTCTGAATTTCTCCTTTAATATGTTTAAAATCAGTTAATTTGCTTTTAATATCTTTAGAGCATTATTTAAAACCTGAAGTCTTAGCTCTGGAGGACACATTTTCATAACAGCAGCAACTTGTAACTCTGCCATAAGCTCATCAAAGCCTTTTTTATCTTCTAATCCTATAATGGTTACCTTTAATTCATCGCCTTTCATATCCATTCCCCCGTAAATATAAATCATTTCATAATATGTTTTCTTATCACAATGTGTTACCTAGCAAACTTTATAGTTATAATTGCACATACCATTTCATCAAGTGTTTTCATTATCATTTGCCAATCTTCTTTTTCATCTTCATCAACTTGACCATCACGTGAAATCTTAATCATTAATTTCTTAATGCTCTCTAGATCTTCAAGCTCATCTAAAAATGTTAATACTGCTTCAGCTAAATGTTTAACTTCTATCTTTGGAAAAAGTTCTTTTCCTATCAAAGTATTTTGATAATGCTGCAAAATTAAATATGGGCGATTATATATCTTAGCCATATCAATTACTATGTTTTCTGGTGGTGTTCTCTTCCCTCCTTCATATGCTCTTAAACTATCAACAGATATATCTAGTAGTTCTGATGATTTTTCTTGAGTTAAGCTTGTACATTCTCTCGCTATTTGGTAAATATTTCTGTAGTTTTCTACCATTTATTTCCCTCCTTATTCTTGATAAAATCCAATTATGACTTAAAAGCATAGTTTAATCTAAAAAAATATTTATTATTTGTCTATTATCTAAATTTAAAATCGTTTTTAATTCTTTTATTTCTTCTAATGAAAATGGAATTATCCCATTTTCCTTTTTGTTATATGTACTTTGAGATATTTCAAGCTCTCCTCCCAAATATTCTTGACTAAAGTTAGCTTGTTTTCTCAAAACTTTTAATTGATCTATTGGCATTTCTCACACCCCCTTTATGATTTTAAGTCATATACTATACTCTAATAATAATGACTCAAAATCATAATGTCAATGGTTTTTAACAAAAATTATTCTTTATAGTCATATTTATAGATTTGAAATCATATTCAGTATACAATTTAAATGAGGTGATAATAATGGCAACATTTGCTGATAGGTTGAAAGAAGAGCGAATACAAAAAAATCTTACACAAACAGAATTAGCTAAAACACTATATTTAGGTCAAACGTCAGTATCTAAATATGAAAGTGGTAAACAAATTCCAGAGATGCCTACTCTGCAAAAGATAGCTGATTTTTTTGAAATATCTATAGATTACCTCTTAGGAAAAACTGATATAAGAAATTACACTGATGATCCTAACATCACTATTGCACTTCATAGCGATACTGATTATGATGAACTTCCCAAAGAAGCTAAAGAAGAGATTAATAATTTTATTGAGTATATAAAACAAAAATATAAAGATAAAAAATAAGGTGTTCTTTATGAACATCTATATTTTTAAATATAGATTGTTATATTTTATCAAAATATCAATATAAAAGGAGATTTTTATTATGCTAATTTTTATTATACTAGCTCTAATTATAACAATATTTGTTATTAAAAAATCTAAAACTAAATTGCAGAAAACACTAAATGAAACTGTATCTAACTTAAATAAAACAATAAGAGAAAAAGATGATATAATATCTGAACTTTCTAAATATCAAGATATTATCGACGTACAATCAAAATGTGATGAACTTCTATCTACTGCTCAAAATGAAGCGGAGTTAATAAAGAAAAGATATGAAACATTATTAACCTTTGCTCAAATAGAAGCTGAAAATATTAAAGAAAAATCATTATCTGCAAAAAAGCAAATGGACGAACAAATAAAAATAAGAAAAGTAGAATATGATAACATTTTATCCACTGCGCTAGAACAAAGTAAACAAATAATTTCAGATGCAAATATAAAAGCAGAAGAAATTGCAGGGGATGCTTACAAAGCTTTAAATAACCATAAAGAGTTGGAACAAAAGGCCAAGGCAATGAAAAATGTTATAGAGGGTTATGGTAATAAATATATTATCCCCACTCATGGAATCCTTGATGAACTTGCAGATGATTTTGGTTATACCGAAGCTGGAATTGAACTAAAGAAATCACGACAAAAATCAAAATTTATGGTTGAAAACGGACTAGCTGCAAAATGTGATTATGTTGAAAATAATAGAAAGACTACTGCTATTAATTTTGTTACTGATGCTTTTAATGGTAAAGTTGATACAATTTTATCAACAGTAAAAAGTACAAACTATGGTGTTTTAAAACAAAAAATTACTGATTCATATATACTTGTTAACAATTTAGGTGAAGCTTTCAGAAACGCTGTAATTACTCCAGAATATTTACAAGCTAGACTTGATGAACTAAAATGGGCTGTTGCTGCCTTTGAATTGAAAGAAAAAGAAAAAGAAGAACAACGCCTTATCAAGGAACAAATTAGAGAAGAAGAAAGAGCTAGACGAGATTATGAAAAAGCTATAAAGGAAGCCGCTAAAGAAGAAGAGATGTTAAAGAAGCTTATGGAAAAAGCTCAGTTACAATTGCAAGAAGCTAACGATCAGCAAAAAGCAGAATATGAATCTAAACTTATAGACTTACAAAAGAAATTACAAGAAGCTGAAGAAAAGAATCAAAGAGCTTTATCTATGGCACAGCAAACAAAATCTGGACATGTATATATAATCTCAAATGTCGGTTCGTTTGGTGAAGATGTTTATAAAATTGGTATGACTAGACGCTTAGATCCACTAGATAGAGTAAAAGAACTAGGTGATGCAAGTGTACCTTTCACTTTTGATGTTCATAGCATGATTTTTAGCGATGATGCGCCAAAACTTGAAACTGAATTACATAAAATTTTTAACAAAAATCAAGTTAATAAAGTTAATCCTAAAAAAGAATTCTTTAAAGTTAATATTAAAGATGTTAAATCACAAATAGAGAAAATGGGTATTCAATCAAAATGGACAATGTTAGCTGAGGCTAAAGAGTATAGAGAAAGTTTAGCCATTGAAAATGAAATGAAAAGTTCTGAAGAATTTGCCAGTTAATAAAAGGTGTTCATTACGAACACCTTTATTTTCAAATATATATTTGAGTAATTATATAACTATTTTTGAATGGGGCGATTAATAATGAAGGATTTGCTTAATTTACTTGTGGAAGGCAATTATACTCTGTTCATTGTATTAGCATCAATGATTATCTTTGTC